AGCCTTGCCCCATTTAGTCCATATGAAGATGTTAGTATGATGACTGGCGGAGGTGCCGCTTTTAAACATATTGTAAATCCTCTTACTAACCGCAAGGTAAATGTAAATAGTAAATTAGGACAAAAAATTATTAATCAATACATTAAAAACTTACATTAATCGGAAAATTTTAATACACATAGATAACAGATTTACTGTATTAAATCAATATTTTATATTACATTATAAAATATTAATTTGATACTATTATTTAAATTTATTTTCCAGCATTATCTTTTATTTTTTCCATTAATCTATCTTTTTCATTTACGATATACCGTAATTCTTCTATTTTTTGATGCGCAGTATCTTTTTCAGGTTTTATATCTAGTGTATACACTTTATTATTAAAATACGTCTTTTCAATTTCTAATAAAGACGCAATTAAATCATATTTATTATTTTTAAAAATTATTTTAAGTTTTTCATCATCAACTATATTTGTTGATACCTGTTTTCGTAATATATTATAATCTACCGTAATATTAGACATATTAAATGGGGTATATACTATTATTCTTGTTTATTTTTTAAACTATTTACATTTAGAAACACATTACTATCTGTATTGTCACCATTACTATCTTCATTACTATCTAGTTCACTTGTGCTGTTATTACTTTTATCTAAAATATCGCTGATTACAACATTTCTAGCAATATTATCTTTCTTATCTTTATTAAATTTTTGAGTTACTTTAGATAAGTTTTTCTTTACTATTTCTTTTGAACTATCATAGCAAAATTCAGTAAATTTATATACTGAACCAAATTTCTCTTGTATAACGACACCAGTTGCGATTCCTAATGTAAAAACAAAAAAACTATTTGAAAAAAAATAACCTATCATACTACCTAATATAAATTCGCTGTTAATTTTAGACATTTAATATAATTAATAATGTTATTATATTTTTATATATATTTATATATATGCAATCATTTCGTCAATCTAATCCAATTGATAATATAAATGAATTACAAGAAAATATTGAGCTTACACAAGAACGACTCATGGAATTAGATAAACGATTATATGACCAAATTCCTGTAATGTTAGAAATACCTTCTATAAGACAATTAGTAATACTTAATTTAGAACTTGTATTAAAATACTTTAAAATGCAAATCACTTTAAATGAATTTTTAAATAAAAAATTTGGGGATGTGTCTATAGCTAATTATTATTTTAAATTTATAATTGATCTTAATAACAGATATGAGATAAAAATAGAAGAAATGTTAGGTATTCTTAAAAATGCACAAAAAGAAAAATATAATGAAATTATTGAATTGATAAAAATGTATTCTCTTCCTTTCTATTTATATGTTTTAGGAAATAATATGCCAAAGCTAACAGCTAAAGATATTTGTATGTCTCTTACTAAAAATATTGATGATATTACACTTGACCCTGAAAAAATAAAACAAGGACTTAGGTCAATGTCCGAGAAAATTCAATCACAAATAACTAAAATGGAAACAAATGTAACGGATATCGTTAGCAAAATTGAAGTTCCTGAACCTGAAGACTTAGATAAAAAAATTAGTGAAATACAAGGCTCAATTACATCTAAATTTATACCACCCAATAAGTTTAACAAACTAGATAATAAACGTAAATCACGAACAAAATTAAACAACAATAATAAAACACATTTCTTAAATGGTGGAAGCATTCATTTGTATAACTCTATATATGATCCTATTCACAATGAATGGGTAAACACTAATAGTAGAAGAGGTAGAAATATAATTAATACCTATGTTGTTAATTTAATTTTAGAATAAATTTATATTTTGGTTTAATAAACCGTATATTATAAATGAAAATATAATACTATTAAATTTGAAAATATATTTTTTAAGAAAATATTAAATGATTTTTTATATTTTTTAAAAATTCCATACAAAGTATAAAACTTAAAAAATTGATATAATAATAAAAAGATAAATATATTATATATCAATAGTAATTATGAGCTCTAACATTTTTTCACAAAATGATTATAACATATTAAAGGAATTAGCAAATAGAAAAAATAGACAATCAAATATTGAATTAGAAGCTGTTATAAAAAGGGAAATAAGCACTGAAAGATTTAAATATTTAGCAAAATCTCTTGATAGAATTTATGCAACAGAAAGTCAAAATAGCAAAGTTCAAAACCCTGATATTTTAGATATATTTGTATTTACTACAGATAAAAAAAGAGATAGTTCGATTCGTTACACTTTAAATGGAATAGATAGTATTCGCAATTATTGTAAAGAAGATAATTCTGAAAATTTTACTAAAATTTATAAAACAAATGTACTTTGGACAGCTCAGGAATTACAAAAGCTTAATAGAGATTTACCCGCAAATTACTATCGAAATGAGATAATGGTTTTAGATGTGAACGACCATGATAACCTTCGTTTCAATAGTAAATTAGAAATTCCATTTGATGAGAAGTTACAAAAATTTAGTGATGTTGACGCAGACCAAAAATACCAAAATTTACTAACATTTATACAATCAGTTGGTTGGGAAAATGTAAAGAAAACATTTAGGTTTAAAAAACGTACATCATATATAACTGGAGATGGATTTCGTATTGATTTGACCGTTGTTAAATCAAGTAAAAAAGTTATAAATCTATCAGGAAGGGAAGAGCTGTATCAGTGTAAACTTTTTAGAGACTCTAACTGTTTAAATGAAAAGGAGAATTTTGAAGTTGAAATTGAATATATTGGAAACTCCTTAACTTCAGATGAAATTTGTAATAGGTTTAGTAAGCACTGTAAATTTGTTATTTCAAAACTATTCTTTCGAAATGAAAATATAATAACATCATCTGAACGCAGGTCTATATTAGATGAATATGTTAAATGTATTTTAAATATGATTAATAGTAGTGTAACTTTAAATATTAATAATATTAAGGATATTGTAAAAGAGTTATCCAAGCCAGTAGAACAACAAAAATTAGATAAATTTAAACAAAACTACTCAATATATAAAGATCATCCTGAGCGTATAAATAATTTAATTAGTAAAAAGGCAGACCCTAAAGACCATACTATACTTTCTTCTCTTGAAAATACACAACGAAAAATTCAAAGTCAAAGTGGAAGTTATCAGTATAATCCAAATGAGAAAAATAAATTCTTTTTCATTCCAAATGTTGTATCAATGAATGTTGAAAATATTCTAGAAAGTTTTCCAAGAAATATAGTTAATGGTTTTACCGTAACGGATAAGGCTGATGGTGAAACTATGATATTATTTATAAGTGAACGTGACGTTAATTCAGTATATATGATAGATAGTAATTTAGAAGTAAGTAAAATTGACGCAAAAGTAACAGGCAATATTGGTGGAAGTATTTTAGCTGGTGAATTTATTGATGACGAACCATCTTCTTTTTGGATATTTGATGCGTATTATTATAAAAAAAATGATGTGCGATTTTTACCTCTAGTTATTAAAGATGCTGATAATAATATTGTAGAAGATACAAGAATTGGTAAAGCATTGGATATAATTACAAATATTCAAATTAATAACCCTGATTTCTCTATGCGTATTAAAAACTTCTTATATGGTGATGATATTTTTAAACTTTCTAAACAAATATGGGATAGTAAACATCTGTATCCTTATAAATTAGATGGTTTAATCTATACCCCACAATTTGAACCTGTTGGTTATGATAGTTCTAAATTTGATTTCTATACGCAATTAAGAACCGCTTGGTATAGAAACTTGAAATGGAAGCCTGCTGAAGAAAACACAATTGATTTTCTTGTTAAATTCGAAAAAGAGCGAATTATAATAAATAAAGAAAAAAATACATTTATTGAGCGTGATAAAATAAAGTATATTTCATCCGTAAACGGTGGCAAATCAGAATTTAAAGCATATAAAACACTTGAGTTGTGGTGTGGGTTTAAATCAAGTATTATACGCAACCCATGTGCCGATAGTTCCAATACATCTTCATCAACATATGTTGAAAAATATATAGACACGCGGTTTACGCCCACCAACCCATATAATGAATTGGCCTATATCGCAAATATACCTTGTGAAGATCTTAATAATAGTATTTATGGATTAAATGACCGTTCAAAAATATTAGATAACACAATTGTTGAATTTAGATATAATATGAATAAAAAATGTGATACTAAAGAAGACGAGTTTTTTAGATGGGAACCATTGCGCACAAGACATGAAAAGACAAATGAATATCTAACAGCCCTTAAAAATAAAGAAAGGATTTATCGTATATTTAAAAAATATATGGATGCCAAATATGATTCATCCTATAATGAATGGACAAGGATGGAACTTGATGAATTATCAGAACTTGAAATTATTATATGGAAATACAAATTAACTAATATTGGTTACAATAAAGATAATAAAAGTTGGATATATAAAACATTAAAAAACATTAAAAATAAAGAAATAGTGCTTTCAATTGATAGACCATTGGATATTCCTATTCCAATTAGATTTGGTAATGATTTTAAAACCGCAAACGATATTTGGAGCTCGTTCTATAATCCTATTACTGTAGAAATGATAACAACTGGAACAAATATTCCTAAAATTGCTGATAAAGAGACATTATATTATACACGAGAAGTATCTCGTGATAAGTCAGCAACTCTAAATATGCAGATTTTCCATAATAAAATTATTAAAAATATTGAATTACTAGGTAAAGCATGTAAACTTATACGAAAAGACCCAAGTGCTGATATACCTATAACTCTACTTGATTTGGCCACGGGTCGTGGTGGAGACTTATATAAATGGAGGGATAATAAAATTAATAAAGTTGTAGGCATTGATTTAGTTGATAGTAATATATATGATACAAAAGATGGAGCATGTATTCGATATACAGAATTTAAAAAAAATATGGAAGCTTTTAAAGTTGAATTTGTTCCTGATGTATCGTTTCTTCATGGTGATGCTACTGAAAATATATTAGATGGAAGTGCTTTCTTAAGTGAACATTCAAAGGAATTACATGAGTTATTATGGAATGACCCTACTGGATTACATTATTCTTCCAATAAATTTAATATTATATCTATGCAATTTGCGATTCATTATGCTTTTAAAGATGACTATATGCTTAATAACCTATTGACTAATATTAAAGATAATCTAAAACCAGGTGGTCTATTTATTGGTTGTTGCTTTGATGGTAATACTGTTTATAACAAGTTAAAAGATAAAGCAATTGATGGATATATTGATGGTTTTAGTGAAGACCATTTAATTTGGCGTATCCGAAAGAAATATGAGAATATAAATAGTGATTTAAATTTAGATACAGTTAATTCTATAGGAATGCCTATTGATGTTTATCTGCATTCTATTGGAAAAACTATTACCGAATATCTTGTTAATTTTGAATATTTAAAAAGAAAATTGGCTGAAATTCATCTTATACCAGTAGAAAGTTATTTATTCTTAGAGATTTTTAATAAGTATAAAGATAAACCTGAATTCAAAGATTTATTAAGTAATATGGATAAAAATATTAGTGAAAAGGAATTTAGTGGTATGAACCGTTTGTTTATATTTCAAAAGGAAACAAATGATGTTGTTGAAGTTGACGATTTATATAGACTGATATATATGCATAGATTAAATCCAAAATTTAGTAAAGCATTGTCTGATGGCAAAACCAAACAAAATTGGGATAAAATAATTAGTGTTGTTCAAGAACTAACAGGTAAAGCTATATCTGAAAATGTTTCAACCAAATTAATTGAAAAAATAAAGAAACAGATATTAGATAAAAAATTAGTTCTTGAACCAAAATCTAAAACTAAATCAAGTCTCGCAACAAGCGTTGTTACTGCTTCAACAGATGAGCCTGGTGGAAAAGCCTCAAGTGCTGTTGCTTCAAGTGCTTTAGATACATCCAAAAGCGAAATACAATCACAAACGCAAGAAGATACTATTTCACAAGCAATTATTGATAAAAAGAAGGCAACATTTGCTCGTAATTATAACAAGTTTAAACCAATTATAGAAGACCCAACATTTCCAAAGAAATTACAAAAACCTCAAATTCAAACAGCATATGATAGTTTACTTAAATTGCGTGATCAATATATGTCCCAATTTAATGCGGAAGATGAGTTAAAAGCAGCGATTGATAAAATCGAAGAGAGTATTTTAAAACTTCAAAAAGAATTAAATAAGTGATTTCACAATTGATTAGTTAAAATATGTAATAATAGAATATTTAACAAAATAATATATATACATATTAAAAATATATAATGAAATTTTATCTAATTAATAATGGTAATTATATATTTTTTCGTTCAATACATGGAGGAACACCAATTATTGGAAAAGGAATGTCTGGAACTGTTCTAAAACCTGATATCAAACATCATAATGATAAATATATTTCTAAATTATTTATATTACCAAAAGAAATAACTATTGATCAATTTATTGAATTAGAAAATAATCTCAATAGGAATGACCCTTCAAATAAATTTCATTTACCTATGATTGATATTGATATTATTAATGAATCGTATGATCTTAGTGAATTAAATAAGGAAGATAGAGAAAAATATACATATATTGCGACGTATGAATATGGTGGATTATCACTTAATCTTTTAATATCCAATCCAGATTACAATTCTAAGATAACCCCTTTTTTTTGTAGGGAAATATTCAATGGATTTTTACATTTATATGATGGTATTATACACTTTGCGGAATATAATATTAATCATTGTGATATTCATATGGGTAATATTGTTTTAGATCTAGATAATCCATCATTTATGCGTTTTATTGATTTTAATCTAGTTTCACCATTTTATGATTTTAATATGAATTATATTCAAGATATAATTAGTCTATTATCAACCATTGAAGAAGTTATGGGTAAATTTTTGATTATTTTTCAAGAAAGAAAAAACCATGAATTAGTTGATTATTTTAAAACTATAATATTAATTTTAGAACAAAGTTATAGAACATTATTTCACGATGATGATATAAATAATATAATCATAATAAAACAAACATTAAAAGATAAATTTAGTCATATAAATTCTATTATAGAGGATATGTAAAATAAATGAAACTAATAATATTACCTTTAATTTTAAAAAACATTTATAAATTACCTTAAATAAAATTATAAATGCTTTTTATATTAAAATAAAAAATTGAAAATAATATGTAAATTACGCATGTCTATTAGTAATTTCAATAATAAAATGGAAAAAGGTAGACTTGAACTAATTATAGGGCCAATGTTTTCGGGAAAAAGTACACGTGTTATTGAAATATCAAATAGATATGAATCTATAGGTAAAAATGTGCTAAATATTACACATCTAATTGATAATAGATATGGTAATGGTGTAATAAGTAGCCATAATAAAATACAAAAAAAAGCAATCTGCACCGACAAATTGATGGATCTAATTCATTGTGAAAAGTATATAAACAGTGAGATTATTTTAGTGGAAGAAGGTCAATTTTTCAGTGACCTGGTAAACTTTGTTAAATTATCTGTAGATATTGATAAAAAACATGTAATTGTAGCTGGTCTAAATGGTGATTATAAACGAGAAAAATTTGGCAGTATACTCGATTTGATACCAATGTCTGAAAACGTTGAAATGTTAACTGCTTTTTGTAAAAAATGCAATGACGGAACTTTAGCACATTTTACAAAGCGTATTATTTTAGATAAAGACGCACAGACTTTAGTCGGAAGTGATGATATATATATTCCTGTGTGTAGGTTTCATTACACATAGCAATATTATTAATAAAATATTAATATCAAATTATATATTATTTTTATGTATCTACTAATTTATAAATGTATAATACACCATGTTTACTAACAAATTTATCTTTGTAATCTAACAATTTTTCATAATTACCAATAACACTAATATAGTCAGATGAATTTTCAATATTATAATGACTATTATAACATAACCATGTATTTTGGTATTTCATAAATAACATACATAAATTATTACGATTTGTTATTATTATTTCTAAAGTATAATTATTATTATTAACATCAACTATGTTTTCATTAGGAATAATTGGTAGTTCTTCGTAATAATCTGCTTCCCAAGCTAAAGTATTAAGGTTTTTTCTACCAAAATGACGATTAAAATCAAAAATGATAAGTTGTGCGTCAAAGATTACTATATTATCAACATTTCTTTCATATTTAGTTGCTGGGGGGTCTTCCATTTCTAAAATCTGACTTTCAGTAATATATTTTTCTATGTCATCTTCTTCACCATCTTTAAAAAATACATTGGTATCTCCTATTTTCTTTGTTAGCCATCCCTTAGAAACAACCCAATCTGTATTTATAACATCTATTTGGACATTTAATAATTCTTGTATTTCTACTTTATTATTTTTATGCCAAGATTTTTCATGGTTTCTTATTACTGTTCTATCAAAAAATTGATTACATTTATCACAATATTTTATGTCTTCTAATTGACCTAAGGCAAGATATTCATCATAATTTATATGTGCATTTCGTGTTAATAAATATTTTAACAAAGAACTATCAATTGTAAATAAGACATGTTCTGGTAATAAATCATCCGTAGTTTCTAATAAAATATCATTCACAATTGGATTTTTAAATTTTTTTCCATCGGTTCCGCTGTACTCCAATTCATCAGCCTTATTAATATAGTACCGTGTAAGTCTACTATATGATCCGTATGATTTATTAAATAATTTAAAAATATCCTTTATTAAAAATAATGGATAATAATTTACAGTATTATAATAGGGTTTATTTAGTAGTTTTACTTTTCCAAAAAGTCCACGTATTCTTTCGCGGAAATGAGAGATATTTACTATATTTCCTTTAAGAATTTGTTCTTTATAACTAGTTATCTCTTCTAAAAGATGTTCAATTTTCTTTTTTAAAATGGGTGGTTCAATTGTATTCGATAATGATCTATAAAAAGATTCGTCTTCAATTATAATCATGATTTTTTTATAAAAAGGTTCTAATGTAGACACAAAAAGCATCATTAATATACAGTCTAATGAACTACTTTTTTGATAATGGTCAAATTTTCCCCACTTTTCCCAAACGTTTTTTGCTTTAGACATCTGATTTAATGATAAATCTTTTCTATTTTTTTGACTAATTTGGTCAATAAGTAAAGCAAATGATATTTGTTTTTTTGTTTGTTTCTTTTCTTTTTTAAAGGATATTATAAATCGTTTATCAATATTTGGTGTAATATCAATTTTATCATTGTTATCTATATCAAATAAAGGTATACTACTATCAATAATAACTTGATTTGTTTCATATTTTAATGATTGAGCTATTTTACCACCCATATTTTGATAATTATATTCATTTGGTATTTTCTCTAATTTTACCATGCCTAATGCTGCACAGTGTTCACAATATTCAAAAGAAAATTTATTATTTAATGTTTTAATTTTATCAATCATCATTTTTCTTGGTATCTGCATTCCAATTTCATTTAATATATCTATTTTTAAATGTTCAGACATATGAATTAATTGTTCATTAAACCATTGCTCTGATATTGGGATTCTTTCTGAATTTAAAATTATACTATGTAAACAATATTTCGATATATTATTCCATGTTAATACGGATTTAATCATATAGAAAATACATATATATATTATGGGTTTATTATTTAATTATAATTTCAAATTTATAGATAAGTAAATTTAAAGTAATAATAAATTTTATAACTGATTACTTAATTATTTTGATAGTTTATCTAAGAATTTTAAATTATTTTAACTAACATCTAAATTATATATTAATGAAAATAATTATATAATATTATATATATAAACATGAACAATATTTTTGATAATATATTTAAAGCTCAAAAACCTACTGTAAATGAAACTTCTGTAAATCAAGCTAATGTAAATCAAGTTACTGTAAATAAAGATAATGTATATCAAAATATAAATAATCTTTTAAACTCAAATAAGCCAGCAGAAAGTGTTAGTATTAGTAAATCATCAACTGATAATAGCAATTTAATGAATCAAATCAACGCATTAAATGAAAAAATAATAAGTTCTAATAAACAAAATGAACAACTTACAAACGAAAATAAAGTTCTTAGAGCAAATCTTGAATTGTTAATGCGCCGTTTTAATTTAAGATTTAATTAAAACTTATTTTTATTTAATATGATTTTTTTATCAAATATAGTATTTTTACTATTTAATAAAAAAATTATTTCATGG